AATACATCTTGCGTGTAGAAGAAAACGCCTTTATGATGGAAGATAGACCCTTTATATCCTACCAACACGACATTGTACCCAATAAATTCTGGGGTAGGGGTGTGGCAGAAAAGGGATATAATCCACAAAAAGCATTAGACGCAGAAATGAGAGCAAGAATAGACTCATTGGCTATGACTACTACTCCAATGATGGCTGCTGACGCAACCAGACTACCAAGAGGAACTAAATTTGAGGTTCGTACAGGCAAAACTGTACTTACTAATGGTAATCCTAGAGAGGCACTCATGCCTTTAGACATGGGGCAAACAGACCCATCTACATTTAATCAAGTGTCTAGTTTACAGAACATGATTCAAATGGGAACAGGTAGTGCCGATATGGTTCAACAACAAGATACAGCTAGTGGTATGAGTATGATGCAATCTGCGTCTATTAAACGCCAAAAGCGTACTTTAATGAACTTCCAAAATACATTCCTTATCCCAATGATTAATAAATCAATGTGGCGTAAGATACAATTTGATGTCGAAAGATACCCTGTCAGTGATTATAAGTTTGTACCTTATTCTACTATGGGTATTATGGCTAAAGAGTTAGAAATGCAACAAATGGTGCAGATGTTACAAGCTATACCAAAGGATTCACCTGCATTTAATGTTATATTACTTGCAATGATGCAAAATTCTAGCATACATAATAGAGATGCTATTGTTTCTGGTTTACAACAGGGCGAACAAGTAGACCCACAGATGGCAGAGATGCAACAAATGGGAGTACAGCTACAAGTCCAACAAGCACAAGCTGAGATTAACAAAACAAACGCAGAGGCACAAGAAGAACAATCAAGAGCGATGTTACATCAAGCACAAGCTAGTGCATTACAGCAAACAGATGTAGATATGGCTGAAAAGCAGATAAAAATTGCTAAACTAGGTGCAGATGTTGAAAGACAGTTATCTGAAACAGCTAGAAATGTACCAGAAGTAGAGCATCTTAAATCTGAAACAATATTAAACCTAGCTAAAGCTAGAGCAGAGGGAACTAAGTCTACTATTAGTCAAAGAGTACAGTGAAAACAGACGAACAATTCTTGATGGACAGAATGTCTATGATGGAAACAGATGGTTGGCTAGATTTAAAAGAAGATATGTCAAATTTAGAATCTAATATTACTAATGTAGATAATATTAATTCTGAGCAAGACCTTTGGGCAGTCAAGGGTCAGTTGCGAGTTATAAACTTTATATTAAGTTTAGAAACAGCAACTACAATAGCGTTGGAAGAACTCCAAGATGGAAATCCAACATAGTTAAACTTCATAACCCTATGAGGGCGGAGAAAAAATGAGTATAGTAGTAAATGACACACCAGCAGGAGAACCTGTAGAACAAGCAGTAGTAGAAGAAGCAGTTGAGGTACAAGCAACAGCAGAACCAGAAGGTAATGTAGTTGAAGAAACCACAGAAGTTGAAATACCTGCTAAATATTCGGGAAAAACTCTCAATGATGTAATTGAGATGCACCAAAATAGCGAACAGCTATTAGGTAAACAAGGAACAGAAGTTGGTGAACAACGGAAATTAATCCAAAGTTTACTTGAGGCACAGAACAAATCACAAACTACTATAGAAGAGCCACAAGAAGATGCAACTAGTTTTGAAGATACTTTTTATACTGACCCTGCAAAAGCAGTCAACTCAGCTATTGAAAATCATCCAGAAGTACTAGCTGCAAGAAAAGTACGAGCCGAACAACAACAACAACAGCAGTTGAATGTTCTTGAGAAGGCATATCCAGACTGGGAAACTCGTGTCGCAGACAAGAATTTTCAAGATTGGGTAGGTGCTAGTGAAGTGAGGAAAGATATTTTCCGTAAAGCTGACACAGACTATAGACCAGACTTTGCTATTGAACTTTTTGATATGTACGATAAAATAAATATGGTACAAAAAACACAAGAAGTACAAAAGAAAGAAAAGGCTAAAGTTGATAAAGCATTACGACAAACTGTATCTGAAACTCGTTCCACACAATCTGTCGGTGGCAAGAAAATGTATAGGAGGTCTGATTTAATCAACCTTCAAATTACAGACCCCAACCGATATGCGTCACTTTCTGATGAAATTCAAGAAGCGTATGCAGAAGGAAGGGTTAAATAATCATTTAATGGAGAAGTAAAATGGCTTTAGGTTCAAACCAAGTAACGACTACTATCGCCAACAACTTCATCCCCGAACTATGGAGCGATGAAGTTATTGGTGCGTATAAGTCAAATCTAGTGGTTGCTAACCTAGTAACTAAGCTATCTCATAAAGGTAAGAAAGGTGACTCGATTCACATTCCTGTACCCGCAAGAGGTAGTGCAAGTGCTAAAGCAGCAAACACACAAGTAACACTATCAGCAGCTACCAACACAAAGGTAACTGTGTCAATTGATAAACATTATGAATATTCTAAGCTGATTGAGGATATTGCAGAGGTACAAAGTTTAGCAAGTATGCGTAAGTTTTATACTGACGATGCTGGATACGCTTTGAGTACACAAGTGGACTCTGACCTTTTTGCTTTAGGCGAAGGTTTACAGGGTGGTACTGTAGGTGGTACTGGTGCAGCTTCTTGGGAAACAGCAGTTATCGGTTCAGACGGTAGCACAGCTTACACAGGAAACTCATCAAACGCAGCAGACATTACGGATGCTGGTATTAGAAGAATGATTCTAACGCTTGATGATGCAGATGTACCAATGGATGGTCGTTCATTAGTACTACCACCAATCGCAGCTAATGACTTACTGGGAATCAATAGATTCACAGAGCAACAGTTCATTGGTTCTGGTGATGCTATTAAGACTGGCAAGATTGGTCAAATCTATGGTGTTGATGTGTTCATTTCATCTAACTGCCCTTCAGCTTCAGGTAACTCTGGTGCTGATAGAGTTGGTATGTTACTACACAAAGACGCTCTAGTTCTAGCTGAACAGGTTGGAGTGCGTTCGCAGACACAATATAAACAAGAGTACTTAGGTGACTTGTTTACAGCAGATACTATTTACGGAACTGCTGAGTTGCGTAATGATGCTGGTGTAGCGTTTGTAGTACCAGGAACTTAATAGTTAATTAAGTTGAAACCCCTTCTCACGAGGGGGTTTTTCTGAATTAATTAGGAGTTTACATGCCTTTCTACGATTTCAAATGTGAAGAAAACCACATAAGCGAAACACTAACTTCTTTTGATGCAATGCAAATGGGTATAGATTGCCCTATATGCGGTAAACATGCAGAACGGATATTTTCAATTAATGATGTTAGACCTAGTTATGGTTATGAAATGACTAGATTTGCACAAAGAGAAAAGAAAAGACTAAGTAAGGATAAATTTAATGGACATATTTGACGACACATGCGAACATGACTCAGTAGAGAACCTTGAACTAGAAAGGTTTAAAACTAAGATAAGAGAAATCTGGTCAAGATTACTTGATGAGTGTTATGCTAAATATCCTACAGAGGGTATGGACTTAGAGCATTTTAAAGAACATAACGCTTTACAATTTGCTGATGAGCCACAACCTGTAGATGAAATAGACAATCTTATGGATATGTTAGATGATTTAATGAACCCAAAAGAAGAGTTAGACCCTATATCAAGTGGAGGTAAAGCACCTAAATACGGTGGAAGTACCTTAAAATCAAATAACGAACAAGGAAATAAAGAAGCAGGTACATATGAATATAAACACACAAATTCAAAAACTCCAAGCGACTCTCGTTCTGGAGGTAAAGGTGGCTCGTATGAGGGTACGCCATCAGGTTCAATTTCTAAAAGAAAAGATGCAAGAGTTATTAGAAGTTTTTCGCCTATGGCTGAAAGCCTTAAAGAAGAGTTAAAAGAGTTAATAGATAGGCAGCGTGTAGGTAAAAGACGACAACTGTTTAGAGCATAATGGCTAAAAAGACTCGAATTGACAGACGAGGTAAGATAAGAAGCCTAGTAAGAAGCTTTCCTACAGGCAACAAACCTCATTGGTTGATTACTAAAAGAGCAGCAGTTGACCGAAGAAGAAGAATTATTGATGAATTATGGTTCACTGAAACCATAACCTTATCTGATAGTATAGAAAAATCTCAAGAAAGAAGTTTTACCGACACTGTAACACAGAGTGATACAGTAAGTATTAATGATGAAAAAGTAGTTATCAATAGCGTTACTGCTGCTGATGATGGCACTATAGGAAAAGATTTTCAATCACCTACTAATGCCAGTTCATTCAGTTTGTCAGACAGTATCGGCTTTGAATTAGCTAGTTCAAACTCTACTTTTAATACAGCTAAAATAAACGATTTCTTCTTCAATGGTGAAGGAGATGACTTTGAGTTCTTTACGGACTCAGTAACAACTGCTGATGCTATTTCATTACATACCAATAAAGGTATAAGTGAAACTGCATCAACATCTGATTCGATAGGTTTGAATCTTCAGTTATTTAAAACAGAAACTGTCAACACTACAGACTCTATTTCAGTAGCTAATGAACCAAGCTTTACGAGTGCAGCAACGATATCCGATGGCTTATCATTTAATGCTCAAGTAGCAAAGACTGATGGGGTAAGTGCTAGTGATAGTATAGGAATGTCTTTAATAGTGCCTAGTGTATTTAACACTAGCATTATAAATTTATCTCAAATCAATTAGGAGAAGTAAAAATGTTTACAGAAAACTTTAAAGTTACTGGACAAGTAACTATCCAGAAGAACGGAGAAGTTGTTAGAGATATACCTAACACTATCGTGACTGCTGGAAAAAATAATATAGCTGCATTAATTACAGATGCAGGTGCAAAAATGACACATATGGCTGTCGGTACTGGAACAACAGCAGTAGCAGCAGGTGATACTACATTAGGAACAGAGAATGATAGAAATGCTCTATCGGTATCTGGTGGAGCACCAAGTACAAATACAATAGTCTATACAGGCGTATGGGCAGCAGGTGATGGAACAGCAGCTATTACAGAAGCTGGTTTATTTTCAGCATCTTCTGGTGGTACTATGTTGGCTAGAACAGTATTTAGTGCTGTTAATAAGGGTGCTGGTGATATTCTTACAATCACTTGGACAGTTACAATTTCATAAGGGGGTTAAAAAATGCCTGTAATTTATTCAAATAATGCCTCGACAAGTTTAAGTTCGGGCATTAATAACTCAACAACAACAATACCAATTTCTAGTGCTAGTGGTTTTCCCACTATAGGAACTGACGAATATTTCTTTGCTACTATAGCAAACACATCAAATACTAAGATTGAAGTAGTTAAAGTAACTGCTGGTACTACATCACTTACAGTAGTCAGAGCACAAGGTGGAACTTCAGCACAAGCGTTTGACTCTGGTGATAACTTTCAACTTCGTGTAACTGCTGATACTTTAGAAGCAGCTACTAAGACAGATGTTAATATTACTGGTGGTGCTATTGCTGGTGCAGCAATTACTGACGATGTAATTGATAGTCAGCACTACGCAGCTGGAAGTATTGACTTAGAACATATGTCTAGTGAATCTGTAGATGAAGATAACTTAAAGGTTTCAAACGCTGGCAGTAACGGACAATACTTACAGAAACAATCAGGTAACACAGGAGGATTGACT